CCAGAACACCTACGATAATCAATGGCTACGCATGTTTAAGATTTGTGCGTTGTGTCGATCATATCACCGTGTCATTTGAGGAAGATGAAAGGCCCGCATCTAACTGATGGCCCGCAAGGATAACCATGTGACGAGCGAAGCGGATAACCCTGATCGTTGTAACTTTTAAATCGAGGACTTAAAAATGGCGTCTAGCATTGATACCGCCTTTATTAAGCAGTTCGAGTCCGAAGTACACATGGCTTATCAGCGTATGGGTTCTAAACTGAAGAACACCATCCGTAATAACAATGTGTCTGCAAGCGTTGCACGCTTCCAGAAGATCGGCACTGGTTCCGCTTCAACTAAATCTCGCAATGGTTCTGTAACACCTATGGAGCTTGCGCACACAACCGTAGAGGTCACAATGACCGACCACTACGCAGCCGAGTACATCGACAAGCTCGATGAACTCAAGACTAACATTGATGAGCGTCAAGCTGTGGCAACATCTGCTGCTGCTGCTCTTGGTCGTAAGACTGACGAGATCATCTATGCTGCAATGGATGCGGGTGCTAACTCCACTCAGATTCATGACACTAGCGGTGCTATCGAAAAGGCCGACTTGCTCACATTGTTTGAAACAATGGGTGTCAACGATGTGCCGGAAGATGGGCAGCGTTATATCGCAATGAACCCTAAAGGATTTGCTGATCTGTTCCTGATCAACGAGTTCGCTTCATCTGACTATGTTGGCGACCAGAATCTTCCATACGCTGGTGGCATGACAATGAAGTCATTTCTGGGTTTCCAGATCTTCTCAACCTCAGCAGTAACCGCTGGTAAGAATATGGCTTACCACAACAATGCTGTTGGTCTTGGTGTAAACGCTGATGTTTCGACAGAAGTGAACTACATCCCTGAGAAGGTATCTCACCTAACCACATCCATGATGAGCATGGGCGCAGTCGTTATCAACGACAACGGCGTCTATGAAGTCTTGGACAACAACACATAAGGGGAGGATTAAATGGCTTATTCTGCATCTGGTCTAACTCGTATGACAGGTGGTGGCGGTCATAGCCTCTGGTTCTATGACTCCACTGATGCTCTGAGTGCAGTACGCGCATCAGGATACTTCAATGACGCAGCCACCATGATGAATGTTGGTGACGTTGTTTTTGTATATGATAGTGATGCTCCAACCATGGGTATCTCTGTTGTGCTTTCAAACACAGGGTCCGTTGTAGACATTGCTGATGGCACTGCCCTCACAATGACTGACAGCGACTAAAGGAATGGGGGAAGGTACAAACCTACCTTCCCCTAGCTCTACATGGCATCAACAGTAGCAAACTCAGCTATAGACATTGCGGCACGCGCCCTCACCCTGATTGGCGCGAACCCTATTACTTCGTTTGATGACGTAAGTACCGAGGCATTGATTGCCAACAATATGTACGAGGATATGGCGCAGGCTGCTTTGGTTAATACAAGGTGGCGTTTTGCTACCAACCAAGCACAACTTAATCTTCTGAGCGATACGCCAACTGGTCGCTTTGATCGTGCATATCAGTTGCCAAGTGATCTGCTTATGCTTCACGCGGTCACGGTCAACGACAACATCATCGAATACAGCATTTACGGTGACAAGATCTTTACCAATACATCTGCATCAGATGTGGTGATTGCTGACTATACATTCCGCGCTAATGAAATTGATTGGCCTTCCTACTTTACTTTGGCTGTTGAGTATCAGTTAGCCAGCGTCTTTGCATCTTCGATTGCAAGAGATGATGGGCTTACCAAACTGATGGATGACAAGGCTGAGTTCCTAATGGCTAAGGCACGCAACTTAGATGGGCAGCAGCAGACTACACGCAGGCTGGTAGTAAACAGGTTTAAGACTGAAAGGTTAAGCTGATGGCACGCATCAGGGTTCCTTTGACTAGCTTCGATTACGGAGAGGTTAGTCCGTCACTGCGTGCAAGGACTGATGCCAATGTCTACGCTCACGCAGCCGAAAGGGTGCGTAATTTTTTTATCAAATCAGAGGGTGGGCTTGTAAGACGCACAGGCACAAAGGCATGGCAGACAGTCACGCTGACGCCCTCTGGTTCAGCCACAAGACCGCAGATCAGGCTTGAACCATTTATCTTTTCTGATGATGAGAAATACATAGTTTCTTTTGAGGCAGGAAAGATTCTTGTCTATCAACTTGATCCAAGCAGCAACTATGATCCTACGCTGGTGCAAACAATTACACAGACTACAACGGGTGTTAATCTTCCGTGGTCACAGTCTGAGGTTGAGCAGCTAACCTATGCACAGCAGGGTGATGTTATGTTCATTGCCCACACCAAGTATCCGATTGTGAAGCTGGTGCGCACAGGACTGACATCATTCCAAGTTGAGTATTTCGCATTTGAAACCTCAACAGATGGCAACACAACCTTCCAACCATATCACTCATTTCAAGCAGCAGGTGTAACCATTGCTGCTAGTGGAACGACTGGCTCTGGTGTCACGCTGACAACTAGCGTTGCTCATTTCGTATCAGGTCATGTTGGCACAACATTCTTGATTGGAGAGACAGATGTTACAATCACGGCTGTCGCAAATGGCACAACAGCTACAGGCACTATCAAAGGCACTCTCAGGCATCAGCTTGCAATCGATGCTCTTGAGACAGTTGAGGGTAGTGACAAGGTTCTTGTCACGCATGCCCTTCATGGTCTCGCTCCAAGTGGTTCAATTACTATTGACCGTGCTGCTGCCGTTGGCGGGATCGCTGCGTCGAACATCAACGGCTCTCGTACAATATCAGCAATCATTGACGAAAATACTTACGAAATAACAGCAGCAGCAAGCGCATCATCTAGTGCTGTAGGTGGTGGTTCTCCGCGCATTGCCACGGGTGCAGCAACAACGGAGTTTGCCGAACAGGCTTACTCTGCCGTTCGTGGCTACCCTGCTGCTGTTACCTTCCATGAGGGCAGGCTTTGGTTTGCTGGCTCTCAAGCGCAGCCCTCTCATATCTGGGCATCAAAGAGCAACAGGTTCTTTAACTTCGATGTAGGTGATGGCGATGACGATGATGCAATCGATATCTCGGCGGCAGTCGGATCGTTTAACCAGATACGCCATCTTGTATCTAATCGTGATCTGCAAGTGTTTACTAGCGATGCTGAGTTCTATGTTCCAGCCTTTGCAACCACGCCTGTAACACCTGCTACTGCTCAGGTAAAAAGACAGACACCATTCGGTTCTTCCTTTGTAACACCGCGTCCGTTTGATGGAGCAACGGTTTACATCCAAGCCAGTGGCAATGCAGCCAGAGAATATATCTTTAGTGACTCAGAAGGCGCGTATGTCTCAACAGATATCTCTGTCCTGTCATCTCATCTGGTGGTCAATCCGTTTCAGCAATGCACTGTCAAAGGTGCATTGGATAAGCCAGAGAGCTTTGCATTCTATGTAAATGATGATGGCACCATTGCTTTGTTCTATTCCATGCGTGGTGACAAGAAAGCTGGCTGGGCATTGTGGAATACAGATGGCAAGTTCCATTCGATTTGTGCCGTTGGTGATCGCCTGTTCTGCATTGCACAGCGTGACAATGGGTCAGGCTCACAGGCTTTCTTCCTAGAAGAATTCCAAGCATCAATGCCAATGGATTACTGCAATCAGTACAGCAACGGTTCTAATGCCACGGGTGTCTTTACCGTAAGTTCTAACTTTGCAAACGGTGCCGTGGTGAAGGTGGTCAGCGGGTCTGACTATGTTGGTGAGTTCACAGTCGCCAGCGGCAAGGTCGATGTAACTGCGGTAGATTCCTCCCTGACCTCAGCTTACATCGGCTATGCCTTCACCCCACAGCTAAAGACACTGCCTGTTGATGGTCAGATATCCAATGGCCCACTAAGCGGTAAGCGCAGGCGCGTTACTTCTGTAATCCTAGACTTGCAGGAAACACTGTCTGTATCTGTCGATGGCACAGATCTAATCGTGCGGAATGTGAATGATGATATGTCATCATCCAGAACAGCTATTAGCGGCAAGCGCGAGTTCTTTGTGCTGGGCTTTGATCGTGATCCTTCAATAACCGTATCGCAAAGCGTGCCGCTTGGCTTGCAGATCAACGGTATGATTATGGAGTTGGCTTACTGATGGACCCATTTTTTATTGCACTCACTGCGGTATCAGTTGTTCAAGGGCGGCGTGCGGCTTCTGCTCAAAATCGTCTTACGCAACAGCAGTTAAAGGCTGAGGGGCAGGTAGCTAAACTGCGTGGACAGGAGCAACACAATTCCAGAGTAAGGAATCTTACTACATCCATTTCAGCTAACAATGCATTCGCTGCATTTACTGGCAGGCAAGACAGAAGCCTTAAAGCAATCAATGACAGGCTGGTAAAAGACACAGGTATTGAATTAGGGCGCATTGCTGGCGGCGTGCAAGACGAACTGGGTCAACTTAATCTTGCATCCCAAGCATCTACTTTGCGTATGCAGAACAGAAAGCAAGCTCTGCTGCTTGATGCGTTTAGTAGCGGCTATTCAAATCATTTACGCGCTCAAAGTATAGCAGCAGCAAATGACACGCTTGAGTCTGCGTATAAACATGCATTGCAAACACGGACTTCTGCTTACGAATACAACAGGAATAATCTGTTCTCTACAGTGAGGCCAAAATAATGGCAGGTGTAATTAGATCAAAAGGACCACAGGTATTTAGTGCAAATGTCAGACGCGCAAATACAGATAGTGGCTCTGATGAAGTTACGGGTGCATTGCAGCGTGCAGCGCAACGCGTAAATGATGCAAGCTATCAAGCAAGCCAACGCATTCATGAGGCGAATACAAGAGCTAGAAACATCAGAGATGATGCTGAATTTGCTGCTCGTAAAGAAAAAGACTCGGCTGACTTCAATAGGCAAAAGATAGAGCAAGAAGAGCTTGGTCGTAATACGGCAATGCACATGCCTATTCGTGATGAGGCAACCAACAAAATTATATATCAAGATGTCACATCAGCTATGAGCTATGTGGCGCGGAATGCGGCTCGTCCTATTATTGAAAAGAAATATGCGATTGCATTTGGTAATGATGCCAATCGTGTTCTAGGTGAAGTGCGTGCCAAATACACAGATGATGTTGAAGGCTTTGATGCGGCTGCTGAGGTTGCGTTAGCTGGCTTGCTTGATGCAGTGCCAGAGGATTTTAGAGAGGTTGCTCTTTCCACACTTGAGAGCAATGCTGCTGATGTTGCAATACAACATCGGAATGCAATTCAGATAAAGCAAGCTGCTAAAGAACAGGCAGCAGCAATAGAAGATCTACAAATCCATTATGCAGATCAGAACAATACTGTTGAGGCATTGGTTCTGAGCGGTGACATTGCTGGCGCACAGGCTTTGCATGATGCCACTATTGCCACAATACAAGCTGACGGAGTAGAGCAAGGTCTTACAGATCAGTTTATTAAAGATGCGACTGACAGGGCTAACAATGCCTACTACGGCACGATGTTTAGAAACACTGCTGATGTTTTGCTTGCTACTGGTGAAGAAAACAAAGTGATGGCAATCGAGCGTGCTTTGATTGCAGGCAGCTTTAATGAGCAAGGCAAAGAGATTGTCGCTGATTTGCTTGGCATGAATGACGATGCCATTCAATCGATAGACAACCCTGCGCTGCGCAAACAAATTGCTAATGAGTTATCTGCTCTGCGTGGCAGATACGCAGCAGGCATCACTGCAAATGCCAAAGCAGTAGAAATGAAAACCTTTGGTGAAAACCTCGCTGCTGGTTTGAATGTATTAAGTGGGAAAAAAGAAGCTGATATGGCTGATGAGTTGTTTGCTAATGTTGGCATTGGCTCAACATCATGGGGCAGCAATCAAGCACGCGGAATATTAGAAAGCAATCCTACCGCTATGCGCTGGTTGACTGCTGGCAACATATTACCTGCATCATTGAAAGCCACATTTGAGGGTGTTGCTGATGGCAGTGGAAGCATTTCAACTGATGAAGAATTACAAAATCTACTGTATCTAGCCAATGTTTCGTTGAGCCGTGTCGGGCCGCGTGGTGAAAAAATATCTACAAAGAACCTGTCTAAAAATGCCGCAATGTTCTGGTCAAACATATCTACTTTTGTAAACAGCTATGGCTCTGACAAGATTGGTCAGGGTGTGCAGTTTTTGTCTAATGATTTTGATATGGGTCAACGCAACTCGTCAATCGCACAGAACTTAAAGCTAGATACTGTCGAACCAACTAAGGTTCGCCGTTCTGTGCAAGCAAGACTGTTTGATAACGCTGATAATTTCTTTGGTGAAAATGTGCCGCGTGATGCTATACAGCGCATGACCAATATTGCGATGACTGCTTACGCTACATTCGATGAAAATACAGCAGAAGATGTAATCAAGAATTCATACGCTGCCATCTACTCAGATACCGAAGTTGTTAGAATACCTAACGCTATGGGTGGCTATAAAGTAGACAAGCATGAGTTTGCGCCCGAAGCATTTTACAATGATGAACAGATGGACAAGGTTGCCTTCCATGTTGAAGGCATGATGTCTGGTGCAATGCCTGCTGGTTATAATGCCAAGCTGGGCGACAATGTGTTTCTCTACCCTACCCGCACATCAACCAATACCGAAGTAACATGGCAATTGATTGATAGAGAGGGTCAGCCTGTAATCAGGAACAATCGACCGCTCACCATTACATCAACGCAGCTAAACAATCAGAACAATTTTACATCAGACTTTGATGCTGCTGTGGCTGAGAAAGTGCGCAAAGCACAAGAGGCTAGAATGAATATGCTTGAGTCTGGTGCAACTAATGATGCGATGGTGCCATGAGGGAAGTACCCTTTAATCAAAGTGCCTATTCTTTACCTGCTGGTACTGGTCCTGTCCAAGTTGGCAACATGGATGAGATTGGATTTTGGGATGGGTTCTTTTCCACATGGGATTATCAGTATGGAGGCATGATTGACTCTGTGCGTGAGGGCATACGTTTCAAAGGGCGTGGGTATGACGAGCAGTTAGAGATCTTTACACCTGAGAACATTAGTGGTTATGGGGATTATCTGACTGAATTAGCTATGGCTAAAGATCAGGAGCATCTTGATTTTATCAAAGCCAATATCGATGACAGACTTCTGACAAAACAAAAGCTAGAGCGTGCAGGTCTAACAAACCTTGGTGTGTGGGCTGGCTCTATTGTTGATCCTCTCAATGCTGTATTTGCTTTGCCTGTATTTGGTCAGCTTGGCTTGATTGCCAAGGGTGGTATGACTGTGCGGCAAGCTGCTGCTGCTAGTGCTAAAGGTGGTCTTGCGCTTGGCATTGCATCAGAAGCAGTACGCGCTCCATTTGATCGCACCAATACAATGGATGAGACTGTAACCAATCTTGTCGCTACCACTATGCTCAGCACAATCTTTGGCGCAATACCTTCTGCTGCTACAGGATTGTATAAGTCAATTAAGACTGGTGCAGCGAAGCGCGAAGAACTGTGGCAGAACAAAGGCGCAATCGGTGATGAGATTGATGGGATCTCAATCAACAAGGTAAACAATCAGCGTCCAGAGTTTGCTCAATCAGAACCTAAAATGCCTGTTGAGCCAGCAGTTTTGCCAATGCCTGTTCCCAAGAACAGGAAGATTCAACCGTTACCAGAACGAGGCAACTTTGAAGGGCTAATTTCTGGGTATAAGGCTGATATAAAACGCCTTAAAAAACTACAGGGTCCAAACTTTGCAGCAGTTCGTGATGAAGCAGCGCGACTGAACATGACAGTTGATGAGTATAAAGCTCTAAACTTGCAAGACATCAAATCTTTGCAGCTTGCTATCAAAGAAACCACAGCAGCTAAAAACAAATATGCGTCTCAAAAGAAAAAGATAGATCAGGCCAATAGCTCTGCACGCATTTTTAACGCGCAGCAAAATGCAAACAACAGAAAAGACATCAAAGCAACCAAAGAGAAAAATCGCATTAATCAAAAAAATCATGCGGCATCTCTAAGTGCCTATGAAAAGAATCTTGCAAAATACAAAGCTGATTTAGATGCGCACAACAAAGCTGTTGATGATTTCCGTGCAGAAGGCGGTACAAAATTTGACAGAAAATCAAACCAGATTGTCTTTGATGAAGCTGCAATCAATGAGTCATACAACCTACATTCATGGACAAAGCCAGAAGTCGAGGGTGCCACTCCTTTTCGTGAAACAGATTTCAATTCTCCTTCTCAATGGGGTGAATATCTTGCCAACAGAGAGGCAATCCGCGCCAAGACAAAACGCAAAGCTGGTGAGAGCCAAACAGCTTATGTAGACCGCACTAACAAAGAGGCCTATAAGCGGGTTTTAGAGGGGTATGGGCTGGCTCAAACGCCATTTACGTCCTCAATGGCCTTCAAGATTCTAACTACACCAGGAAAGCGAATTATGAAGGATGGAACAGACGCCATGCGTGTGTTCTATCATAAGCTGGC